TCGATGACGATCGTCTTGAATCCCTGCGAGTTGACCGCGAGCTCGGTGAGCGCAAGCGTTAACGTCTTCCAGTCGTGAACGGACGAACGGGCCACGTCGAGGTGGTTCGTGCCGTCCTCCGTGTCGAGCACCAGGGGGGAAGGAAACTGCGTCGCGAGCGTCGTCTTCCCGATGCCCTCGATGCCGTACAGCGTGCCGCGGACCGCCGCCTGGCGGCGCCCGCGTGTGATGTTCAATACTCCACTCATGTCGAGCTCCCTTCGTCTTTCCGAATGACCGTCGCAGCCTGGGCCAGCGCCGTCCTGAGCGCCAGTAAATCCGCAGGCTCGACCCGATAGAGGCCACGTTCCAACTGCTCCATGCCAGAGACCATCACGCGGGCGGCGCGATACGCTCGCCCGAGTGCAGCACTTCGTTCGCATTGCTGCTGCGACCGGGTGCGAGAATCACGGGTTGGGGTCTGGGTCAAACTCATTTGCAACTCCTTCTGGTTTCTGTTGAATAGTCCACGGATCCATCCGCTCGAGGAGCTCATGCCGCAGCACCGTCACCCCAGCTGGGGCTTTGACGCCAAGACGCACGCGACCTCGATCAATTGCACACACCATGACCTCGATGCCGAGGCCCTCAAAAACGATCGATTCATCCATCTTCCGACTGAGAATCAGCATGAACGCTGCGCCTCCTTCTTGGCGGCGAGGGCCGCCAGCCGTGCCATCGCTTCGGCGCCGAGCAACGTCTCCCCCAGTTGATCGCGAAACGCTTCTAGGTCGTCGATGCACGACGTGATGACGTCATAGGCCACCAGCCGATCGCCACGGGCGATACGCTTGTCGAGGTCCCAGTCCTCGCCGTCCTCGCACGCGCCGTCGCCTGCGAGGGCTCTGCAAAGCTTCAGACGCTCGATCATGAGCAGGGCGGATGCGGCCGCGGCGATAATCACCGGACCCCTAGAATCTCCTCCGCGAGCCTGCCGTAGTGCTCCTGCACCACCCAGTCCTCGCGTCCCGTGTCCAGCCGCCACGCCGGCCAACTCTGGCGAATGATCTCGCACAGTCGCTCGATCTCGGCCGGGGAGGGGTCTGCTGGCCGCAGCGTCCCGCCGCCCCGTCGTCCGCGATTTTGTGGCAGCCCGTTGTCGTCCGTGATCACGCTGGCCTCCTTGAGTTGTGGAGGGTTTCGGTTTGCGTCGTGCTGTCGGCATCCGTTGCCTCCTAGTTAAAAACCCCGCTCGGCGTCGTGCGTTGCGGGATCGTCGCTTCCGTGCCATGCCGGTTCCACCGGCCTCCTTCCGCCAATCGTCTCCGACGTCTGGCGGTCCTTTCGCCACCCCGAACGGCTGGTGTACAGCTGTTCATTAGTGGACCTCTGGCCAGCATATTCATGCTGGCGCTGCTGTCAATGAAGTTTTCCGTTTGGGTGATTTGTGCCGTTCAATGAGGCTGTTTTCGACTATTTTGCTACACATGTCGGTAGGTTTTGCCAAATGGTAAAGATGTCGGTAGCTTTGTCAACCGCAGAATCTTCCGAGGACGGCGATAGCTGCATCAATCACGCCAGCAATCGACTGAGCGAGCTCGCTTGAGGTGCCGAGTTCCTGGCCGAGACGCACCATCACGAGGCTGTCAATCACGCGGGACCAGGTCATGCGTTGCATGGCACACCTCGCAGCAGTTGGGCAGGGAATGGGGCGATCGTGACAAGCGATGGCGGGACGATCCACTCATACTTGCCACCGCAGGGGTGCACAGACGGCGGAAGCACTGACTGGGCCGCACGGCCGCCGAGCCGGATCTCCAACGCGTCGGCTTTGACCACGGCTGTCAAAGGCATCCACGGCTCCCACTTGAAGAGCCGGTGCTCGCCGCGGGCCGATCGCCACGTTGGCGTGTGAATGTCGGTGATTCCAAACGCTGCAAGCTGCTCGACGCCGGCGGGGTCGTCGAACTCGACGTCGACAACGCCGGAAGCTGGGCCGAGCAGCAGGCCGACGTTGCTGCCGGCTTCGAGCCAGCCAGCAACCACGCTCAGGTCACCGGCAGACTTCGTCTGCCAAGCCGCACCGAGCGGCCTCTTCTCGCGACGGGCCAGCCGCACAAAGCGGCATCCGGCGGCGGCGAGGTGTTCAATTTCGTTCATAGGTTTCTCCGTTTGTGTGCGAAAGATCATTACCGATATCGGTAGCTTAATCAAGCCGAGTTCAGAAGTTTTTCTGACAATTGTTTTGACACGGGAAAATCACGTGTCGGGCGAAAATCCGCCCGGGGGGGTGCCGCGAAGTTTTCCCTTGCCGCGGGCCTTGTCGCGGGCCTTGGCCAGCCGCTCGAGCTCGGCGGCATCGTATGCCACGGCCCGAGGGCCTACCTTCTCGCTCCAGATCGTCTTGGCCCTAGCCATCTGGCGAATGCGTCCCATCGTGCAGCCGTAGATCTCCGCGGCCTCACGAGTAAGGACCAAACGTCTTTTTGTCGGTTCGATGGCCATGCGGATCATGCTCCCATACTACCGATACGCTTACCCGCGTCAATTTGGGCAAAAAGACTGATGTTTGACACCCCGGCCGCCACACCCGTAGGGTGGGAGCAGCCGGGAATTGTCGAGCGGAGGGCATGCAGGTCGGAAAATGAACGGCTGTATTGCCAACTTGTACACCTGTACAGTAGACTCGACGACCTCGGCACGGATGCCGCCATGACTGCACTCGCGGTCAGCGGCATTCGCAAACCACTGCCGCGAAGGACGTCGCCATGCTTGTCAGGTCTTTGCTTCTTGATCGATACGCCCCGCTCCACATGTTGTGCGACAAAACAGTTTCGCTCTACATGCAGACACTCGACCGGTTTCGCGATTACCTCGCGACGGTGCCCGGCCGCGTGGATCCCGAGCCCACGCTCGACGACCTCGACGACCTGGTCGTGTCCAAGTTTCTGCGGTGGCGTGAGGTGACGCCGCACCGTGGGAAAATCGCAGCGCGAAACTCAGTTTTGAAAGATCGCACTCAGCTGGTTGCAGTCTGGACCTACGCAAGTAAGAAAAAACTGCTGACCAGCAATGGTCAGCATGTCGAGTGGCCATCACTGCCGCCCTACCGTGCCGTCGAGCGAGTTCCGCGAGCGTACACGTGTGCCGACGTTGCGCAGCTTATACGCTTCGCCAGGACGCGGAGCGACAAGTACAAGGGCTCGATCGCCGGCGTGACGAACGCTTGGTGGTGGTCGACGCAAATCTACGTGTCGTGGCTCACGGCCGAGAGGCTCGGTGCGATGCTCTCCCTCCGCTGGGAGCAGATCGACCTTGAGGCCCGCGAGATCACGTTCCTTGGCCAGACGAGGAAGGGCAAGACGCGTGACATTGTGCGACCGCTTAACCAGCAAGCCACCGACATGCTGCGAGCCGGCCAGCGCAAGCCGGAGGATATCGTCTGGCCGTGGGATCGCAGGCCGACGTCGATCTGGTCCAGTCTGCGGCACCTCTGCAAGCGTGCAGACGTCACCTATCGGGGCTTCCACGGGTTTAGGAAAGCATCCTTGAGCTACTACCACGCTGCCGGTGGGGACGCCACAAGGCTCGCTGACCACGACAGGCCGAGCACGACCCGTAAAAGCTATTTCGATCCGAACATCGTTCGCGATGGGCCGACGGCACCGGACCTGCTGCCGCCGCTCGACCTTGGCGAGGAGCCGCCGGAGCGGCCGGCGGCGTGACTGCCAACGCCACTCAGTGCCGCTCGCTGCCACTTTTCGCCGAGTTGTTTGTGGTTCGTATGATACGCCCACACCGAAAGGAGTGCGGCATGGAACGCGATGAAGATGACGGCCTTGATAGCGACGAATCGAAAACCTGCCAGCGTTGCAGGTTTTTCAGAGAGATCATGATCGATCAAGATGGCGAGTGCCGGAAGTACGCGCCGCAGCCGTTGAGGATGCGGCCGCCTCCGCGGCGTGGCGAGATCGACGGCAACTCTGCTGAGTGGCCAACAGTTGGCGTGGGCGATTGGTGCGGCGACTTTGAAGAGCACCCACACAAGTGCGGGCGGTCGTGGGACTAGCCGCCGGCGGCGTGATGAAATGTCGGACAATTCAGGGCGGACGACCAACCGTTTGTCACGTGTGCACGGCCGTTCACTTCACTCACCCGCTGCCCCACACATACGATCTTTTCACCCACAAGGAGGGATCGCATGTACTACCAGCAAAAGCCAGATCCGATCGCAGGTTTCATCAGCGGCGTTGCCCAGGTGACCATCGGCGTTTTCGTTGGCGGACTGCTTGCCGCGTTTGCGTTCAAGACCATTGTCACGTGGGAGGCCAAGCAGGCCATGAAGGATGCCGCGAAAGAAATTCGCAGGGCCACGCAGGACCTTAAGACGGCTCCGCGATCTTCCGAGTGAGCACCTTAAGCGTCACGCGGAAATCCGTGTCGCGGAACCAGAGCTCGAGCAGCACCAGCCAGCACGCGTTGGCGGCCCTCGCGAGCACGAGATCCCAGTCGGGGGAGATTCCGTTCCGGGCCTCCCACTGCTCGCGGACCTGGGCGGCGAGCAGCCGGCCGACGTGCACCAGGTCCGCGTGGTTCTTGCCGCCGGAGCGAGCGATGATGCGGAGGTGCTCATGTGGCCAATGCCGGATGACCAGCCGCATGATCGCGCCCAGCCGCGCGGCACCGCAGTCCTCGGCGATGCTGCCAAGATGCTTGGCGATCTGATCAGTGAGTCGCTCTACGGGCTCCACAATCACCTCGGTGGGCATTTCCCACTTGGGCACGTCTTGCACTGGCAGGCCCATCGAGAGCCGTCAGATCGCACGACATAGCCCTTGCCGCCGCAGGGGCAGACGGCCGGGGCCGCCGGATCCCGCTTTGGGGCAGGGGCCGGTTCTGTGGCAAGCGACGCGTATGCCACGTTGACGGCACCGGCCGTGCGGGCGCGCTCCTGTTCAAGCAGCTGCGGGTCGGCAGATGTCGATGCCAGCACGTAGAGGATCCAGTGCCACATCACCACACCTCGTTTCGCAGCTGCTGGTGCCCGTCGGGGCCGAGCACGTCGTGAGCCAGGTGTACCTCGTCGGCATCCTGCGGGGCCGGCTCGGCGAACAGCAGGGCCGTCAGGCCAAACCGAGCGGCCACGCCGGCCACGCGGGCGAGGAACCGGAGGACGGGCCTGTCGGGCCGCAGTGGAGCCGGCCGCAGCGGCGACTCCGGAGCAGTAGCAAGCCACCATGTCAGGGCCACGGCAATCACACCGGCGACGATGAGTTTCTTTTGCTGGTCAGACATTCGCTTCGCTCCAGATACGGTGCAGATACAACACGGCAACAGCCCCAAGAATTGAGCCCACGAACCCGGCCGGGCCGTGGCCGAACGGGAGGCCGCCGGCGATGCTGCCGATGCAGCCAATCGCAATCGTCGGCAGCCAGCCGGCCGGGATCTTTGACGGCAAAAGCGAACGGGCGATGCCGCCAACGATCGCACCGAAAATGGCCCACACGATTAGCGTCATAGTGCCAGCCCCCAGTCAGCGTTTTGCAGATCGCGCCATTCGTAGCTCGTGCCAATGGCCCACGAGTCGCCCTGCTGCAGGGCGGCTTCGATGTCTCGCCGGCGAGCCCAAAAGCTGCCATCCGGCTGGTCGTCTGGCCACCGCGGACCTGACACCCATTTCACGTACCACGAATTCTGAATGAGCCCCATGTCATCCGGCGAGCCGTTGCTTTTGTGCCTCACGCCCCATACCAGCATCGCGTGAGACCAAGACGAGCCCCTTGAAAGAGCGCCGTCAGTGTCACGCACGCGAGGCGTGGGGCCGTAGCCGACCTGCGAGCAGATGGCCACGGGCGTGCCGCGCTCAATCGCCGCACAGAGCTCCTGCCAAGTCTGGACCTGCACGCACTTTGCTCGACGCTGGGCAGCCTCGCGGCCGAGCTCGAGCGGCACGCCGTCGCGACCCCACTTCTGCGATAGCGGAATTGAGTACGTGCTCAGATCGACCGCGCCGTACTGTTTGCGATACAGCACACCGCCAACAGTCTTGTCTTGGCAGTTGCCGGTGAGCCAGCGGGCCGCGGCGCCACCGTAGCTGCCATCTCCTCCGAGATTTCGCTCTAGGGGCGGGAGTCTCGCGCTGGTGCGGCTTCCGCCGTAAACTGGTTCAGTGGCACATTCCAGCGGCGCCTGCTTCGTCTTACCGGCCACGTGGTCGACACACTCCGCGGCATATTCGCCCAGGGCAAACGCGAAGCTGACGCAGCTTCCATGATTGCCCTGGTTCCAGCACTGCCACGGTTTTCCGTAGCGTCTCTGGTGCGATACGTTCACGGCACGGTAGAGGAACGTGTCTCGGCCTGTGGCGTTCCGCATCGCGTCCGCACCGGCCTGTGCGAACGTCGGCTCGTGTAGCTCGCGAAGAAACTGGCGAACTCCTTCCGGGTTGGGAGTGTAACCAAACGACGCATCGACGCGCCGCAGCAGCCGATGAGCGTAGTGGTCGACAACAGCGCCGATGAGAGCGGCAACGATTACGAACGCGATCGCAGACCAGGTCCAGGCTCGGATGATGCGAGTCATTCAGCCTCCTCGCCGATGCGGCGAAGACGCGGCAGCACGCGTGGCAGCACCGGCCCGGGGCCGTCTTCTGGCTTGATCTCAATAGCCCTAATCTCATCGCGGATCGCCACAAGCTCGGCGTGAATCATGCCGAGCCAGATCGGGCACGCCACGGCCGACACGCCGATGAACAGCACCGCGATCAGGTGCAACACGTAGAGACCGTTATCGATGATTTCCCAGACGACGTCGGTAATTCTCATCGGACGCTTTCCTCCGCTGCGGTTGCCAGTGCCCGGTAAGCCTCCACCCAACGACCTCGAGCAGCGGCGTCGAGCGGCCCGCCAGACGTGCCGGCCACCTCGTCGAGGTATCTTCCGGCGGCCGCCACAGCGTGCGGTTGCTCTTGCGTCAGCCGTCGCGGCAGGAACCGGCCCTCGGCCGCGGCCACCTTCACGTCCTCGATCTGCACCCCCGTGGTGATCCGCGGCTGCGGCCGGCTGCCGTCGGCCTCTAGGGCGTCGGCAATGCCGTGACAGAGCCCGGCAAACGCGGCAGCGTCCTCGGCGGCCGCTGGCCCAATCCACTTGCCGCGGAGCGAGAACTCGCCCCCGGGGGGTGGTGTTGAGTTTCGCGGGCCGTACTCAACGTAGGCCGCGAGTAGCGCACCAGCCAGCAGAGCGGCAGCCACGATCAGTTTTTCACGCGTCATTTCTTGCTTCCGTGGAGCAGGTCCAACCAAAGAATGTCGACGGCTTTGGCAGAGTCCTCGTCGAGGGCCTCGGTAGCCGCCAGCCGGTCGCGGACCTCGAGCAGGGAGTCAATCGCGTCGCGGGCATCCGGGGCCTGCGGAGGCTTCGGAGTTGCCGGCGGCGGCACGCGAAACAGATCCTCGGCCGGAGGAAATTTGGGCAGAGCATTGGTAACGCCGCCGCGCGGCCAGAACAGGAACGCCACAGCCGCGGCAACGAGCAACAGAGTGATCATGCAGACCTCGTGATTGGGAGCATCGACTCAATACCGCCAGATGCGATCGCGAGCACAAGCGTGCGAGTGGCCGGACGGATCATGGACCAAAATGGGTACAGCGTGATCGGCACGCACCGGTCGGCAACCGAGTCAAACAGCGACGCCACCGCGGTTAGCACCAGAGCCTTTTTCTCTGGACCAGTCAGCCCTGAGATAGCGTCGAGTGCCGTCACGGCCTGGTGCAGCAGCTGCACAAGCAGCACTCCGAATTTCTGCCACGTCATTCCGACCGCAGCCTGCGTCCGTGCGGCCGCCAAAAACGCGCCGATCTGCGTCACGATCGCGTGCAGGTTTTCGCCGACTGCAACCATTAGGAGTTGTCCGAGAAGGTGCCAACGCCAGCCAGGGCGATATCAAACGTGACGCTGCCGGATGATGGATTTGCGATGTAGATCGTCTTGTTGCCGGCGGTAACGGCGATGCCGTCTTGGTAGTCGGTCCAGCGGTAGCTGCCGCCACGGTTAATGCGCGCCGCGTAGCCGGTCGTGTCGTTTGCGGAGATGACGCCGTAGAGCACGTACCGCCCGGCGGTTGTCTCGTTGTTGACAACGATCACGTCTTTGAGAGTGGCCACGCTAATCTTTCCAACGTAGCCAAACGCAGACGCGGCTAGATTCGTCAGGTCGAATGAGTAAGCCTGGCCGGCGGCCAGCGTGACCTCGGTGGCCCAAGCCACATTCGCCTGGCCCGCCGCCGTTCCGTTGGACACCGTCTGGGAGGATCGCACCTCCACCTCACCTGTCACGCTGCCGACCAGCTGCGTATCGGCAAGCGAGAACGTGAGCCGGTTGTACGAACCAAGTGTGAGCGTGGGCATCGGCTACCTCGGAGGCTTGGAGTGGTCCACGTTGAACCCGATCCGGCACGCCCAACACCGGCAAGTGGTTTCGGCGGTCGCTGGCCGAGAGGTGATCACGCCGATCCCGGCCCTGCGGAGCGGCTGGTAGTGGACGTGTTCACCGCTTGGCGGCGCCAGCGGTTCGCGGCCGTTTGGTCCGTGGCGAAACAGCGTGTCGGCTAGTCGAGTGTGTTGGGCCTTCACATGCTGCTCCTACCGTCATTGTACCTTTGTTCAGGTGGGCGGCTTGCAGCCGGGGGCGCGTAGATTGCCGTCATTCAGATGGGGCCATAGCTCGTGCGAGTGGATCGCCGCAAGCAGATTCCAGCCGGCATGCCCCAGGTGCGGCTCGCTGCGGTCGCCGGCGAGAAATTGGTAGATGTGGGCGATCGCGTGGTTGAGCAGATCGTGCACTGGCATCCCTTTCTCCCAGTTGAAATCACTGTACTTCTCAGCCCCCTCCGCACACGCTCGAGCTACCTCGCGGAGGCCGATCGGTGACACAAGGTCGTACCGAAACTCTTCGAACGTGCCGGACCGCACGGCACCCGTGCCGAACTTCGCAGTCGTCCCGGCCTGCGGCATCACGACAGGAACGGCCGAAACGTCTCCCGGCTCGCCGCCAACAACTCGCCGTTCCAGCGGATCGGCTGCGTAGGGGTCGCGCAGCCGCTCGTGGAGCTCTCGCTGCCGTTCTTTGATTCCCGCCCACGCGGCATCTAGCTGCTCAGGAGCCATCGATGCCACTGGTATCGGATCCTCAAATGTGGCCTCCGGCACCGGCACGGCCGGCGTCAGCGTGTAGTCGGCGTATCCCTCCGGAAGATTGAGGGCGGGGGGGGCGTGGCATTTTCCGCCGTCGCAGCATCCGCCGCGTGATTCGATGGCTGCCCGCATGGCCGCGTTGTCCTGCTCTAGTTCCGCGATCGTTCCCATAAGTTCCTTCCTCTCAATGATCATTCGTGCTGAGTCGGCGGCCAGCGATCCCTCGGAGCCCGTCCATTGACCTTGATACCGATAGGCCCGCTGACGGGCCTCTGCGATGTATTCGTCTGTGAGTCTCACGAGGTGCGTACCACGCCGTCTTTCGTGATCCGCATATTTGCCACGTCAAACGACCCGTCGGCGTGCACGTCGACCGTGGCGAAGCCGTGGTTGTATTTGTTGATCCTCGCGTACTCCGGCCGCAGATCCGCAAGGCACCCAGTCGACCAGCAAAACACTTCGTTTCCCCACATGTCTGGCTCGCAGTGGCCCGAAGTGCGGTGGCCGTGGCCCTC